GCCGGAGAGGTCGGGGATGTCCTCCTTGCCCAGCACCGACTCCATCTGGACCGCGAAGTGCGTCATCAGGACGCGGAAGTCGCCCGCGAGGGCGGCGTCCATGGCCTCCTCGAAGTCCGCCAGGTCATCCAGGGTCGGGATCCACGGCACGTTGGTGCCCAGGTCCGAGGCGGAGGCGCCGATCTTGGCGTGGATCAGCGGCGTGTACAGCCGGTCGGCGATCGAGTCGACGGCCGCGTTGAGCATCTCCTCCTGCATCAGCGAGCGCATCGCCCGGTACAGCAGGGGGATGCCCCGGTTGTTGAAGGTGTCGGCCTCGAACTTCAGCTGCCTCAGCAGGATGTTGCTGACCGGCATGAGGGTGTTGTCGTCGGCGTAGTACGTGAGCTCCGGGTAGGCCTGGATGAGCTTCTCGTACTCCCAGGCGGGCTGCCGGGTGCGGATCAGCTCGCGCATGTTCTGCGGCAGCCGGATCAGGAAGCGGGGGTCGCGCAGGAACGGGGAGGGCTGCACCTCGACGTCGTCGGGGTTCAGGAGCTCCTCGTCGTCCCAGACGCCGAGGTCCTCGTTGAAGGTGCCCAGCGGCCACGCCTCGCCGACGGTCCAGTACTCGCGGCCCATCTTGACGAGGAACTCGTTGTAGTTCAGGCCGTCTTCGCCGAGGAAGTGGTCGGTGTAGAACTCGGTGAGCCGCTCGTCCTTGCACGACATTTTCAGCCCGAGCAGCGGGTACTTCGAGTAGATGTCGATGCAGGAGCCGACCAGAGGGTGGGAGATGTAGAGCAGGCGGCAGTACGCCCGCATCTTCTGCATCTGGCCCGGGTCGTCGAACTGGAACGGCAAATTATTCTGGCGCCAGTAGAACAGCGGGTCGCGCGGCCGCACCGTCGCGAAGTCCACCGCAGGGCCGCCCGCGCTGCCGCCGGTGAAGCCCGCTGCAGCCGTCTTGCGGTTGACGCGCCGGTTCAGGCGCATCTCGGCGACCTCCTCCGAGCCCGCCTCACCGGGGCGGCTGGAGAAGCGGCGGAACAGCTTGTCGATTCTCGACTGCTCCGCGTCGCGGTTGGGCTCGCTCCCGGGCTGGCGCCTCTGCGTCATGGATCCTCCTGTGGTGGCTCACCCCTTGGGCCTGGGGGAGCCGCCACAGACAGGGCCGACGGGGTCAGGAGGAGGAGGCGCGCTTGCGGGAGGTCTTCACCGGGTTGGCCGGGGCCTGCTCGGCCAGGCCGTGCGCCAGGAGGCTCTGGGCGCGGTCCTCCTGGCCGTCGGGCAGGGTGACCCACTCGCCGGGCGCGTAGTCCTTGCCGTCCAGCTCGAGGGCCACGAGAGCCTTCAGGGGGATGGTCACTGGCCGCCTCCCAGCAGTCCGGCGAGGTAGTCGACGTACGCGGCGCGGCCGAGCGTGCGGCCGCCCGCGAGGTAGGCGGACTCCTTCTTCCCGAACGGCGGGCCGCCGCCGGAGTCCTTGTCGTCGCCGCCGTCGTCCGGCGGGCCGTCCTCGCCGCCCTCATCGCCGCCGTCGCCGCCGAACGGGGGCGCGCCGCCGTCCTCACCCTCGGCGCCCTCGGCGCCGGGAGGCATCGCGTTCGGGTCGTTCGGGTCGGCGCCCGGCACCATCCCCGGCGTCGGCGCGGGCATGCCCGGGATCTGCATCGGCATGCCGTCGACCGACTGCGGGAACGCCGAGAACATCGGCTGGACCCGGACCAGGAACGACTGCTTGCAGAACGAGCACTCGGTGTTGCCGTCCGAGCGGCCGATGACCTGACCGCTGCCGCAGAACGGGCAGTGGAAGATGGTGACCCCGTCACCGGACTGGTGCGCCACCACTACGCGCAGCGTCATACCGCTCACCTCCACCCCCTACGGGCGCAGGACCGGCGCCGGACAGCACAACGCCCCTCCCGTTCAGCACGCGGGAGGGACGTCATGTCCGCAGAGGGGGTCTGCGAGGTGGGTGAGAGCTACGCTACCGCCTCCGGCACGGGCCTGGGGCCGTTTCCGTCCCACGCCACCGCGAGTCCGGCATCCAGCAGGGCCTCGCCGAGGTCGGCGGCGCCGGAGAGGACCAGCGCCAGGTAGCGGCCGTACTTCTCCTTCTTGTCCTGGTGGGTGCGGACGGTGAAGGTCGGCCCATGCTCGGCGACCCACGCCTTCACGAAGTCGATGGCCTTCTTGCCCTCGTCGGTGTTGTGCTCGGCCGCGTTCAGGCCGAGCAGGCGCACCCGCTGCCGGGTGAACACCCCGAACCCCAGGTCGATCTGGAGGTCCAGGGTGTCGCCGTCCACGACCTTCTCCACGGTGCCGGTGTAGATGTACATCAGACGAGCGGCTCGTCGACCGGGGTTCCCATGAACTGCGCGGCGGGCCAGCCGTTGGCGACCAGGAGGTCGTTGATCGCCCCGGCCACCATCTGCGGCGTGATCGGGGTCAGACCCGCAGGGAGCGTCGCTCCGGTGAAGTCGTTGAGGGTGGAGAAGGTGACCGAGGTGCTGAAGATGTTTTCGTCCGAGCCGAAGACCGAAGAGCCGCCGCCGAACGTCGTGCCCGGCTTGAACGTGGTCATGGGTTAGTTCCCTCCGAAGATGATGTGCGGGATGAACCAGGCCGTCAGCGCGAGCCATGCCACGGTGAAGATGGCCTTGCCCGGGGTGGTCTTGGTCTGGAACCACGCCCGGGTGCGCTCGGAGAGCGTCAGGCCCTTGTCGGGGCGGACGAACACCCCGTACATCTCGTAGGCGAACGCGGTGCCGAGGATCGCACCCCAGGCGAGGTTCGGGTCCATGACCGCTCCTAGCCGAACAGGTCGTGCTGGATGGGGGCCGGGTCGTAGGCGGGGGCGCCCGCCGACGTGGTGCGCCGGTCGAAGGCGTCGCGGGCGGCGTCGCCTGCCTGCTCCATGCGGTCGGCGTCCGCCTTGTGGGTGCGCCAGTCGCGGTGGTCGTTGTAGCCGGGGTTGTCCCACTTGTGGTTCATGTCGGCCTGGTCGTTGTCCAGGCGGCGCATGATCTCGTCGAACTCGCGCTGCCCGGCCCGGTCGTGCTCGTGCTCGTTGACCCGGTCCACGGCGTCCTCGACGTGCTGGGAGGCCGCGTTGGAGGGGACGTAGCCAGTCGGCGCGGGATGCGCGGAGCTCGAGGGCGCCGTGGTCTCCTGCGGGCCGTGCCACCAGTCCTTGAGCCGCTGGTAGAACCCGGCGACGGTCGGATCGAGGGACGCGGCGGCAGGGGGCAGCTTGCCCTCCAGGTCGTCCAGGCGCTTGTGGATGCCCTCGTACATGTCCGGGTCCGGCGTCGGGGCCTTGCTGGGGTCGTAGGCCTTCGGCATGGGCGTTTCCGGCTGGAAGTTCTTGACGCGCTGGGTGATGGGCCCGTCGTGCGTGCCGCCCCACGACTCGTACGCCAGCGGGTAGGCGTCCGCGTGCTTGCGCACGGCCTCGGTGGCCAGGCGCAGGCACTCCTGCATCGGGACGGCCGGGTTGTCCTTGGCCGCGACGGCCGCCAGGCGGGCGACCATGACGTCCATGGCCCGCTCCTGAGCGGCCGTCACCCGGCGGGCGGCGACGGTCGCGGTGCGGGCCTGGGTCAGCATCTGCCAGCGCCGCCCGAGGTCCTTGGTCAGGTTCTGCATCGGGTAGCCGCGCCGGGTGGCGATGGCCTGCAGCTGCGGCTCGGCCAGCGCCATGCGGTGGCCCAGGTCGGCGGTGTCGACTGCGAGGTAGACGAACTGTCCGACGGTCATCTCGGCGTCGGTCAGGGCGGCCGTGCGGGCCAGGTCGCGCTGCTCCTCGTCGAGGTTGCGGCCGGTCTCGTCCCACATCAGGGAACCGATGTCCATGGCGTCAGGCGCCCTTCTTCTCGGCGAGGAGGCCCGACTGCACGCGGCGGCGGAACGCGGCCGCCGTCGGGGACAGGCCGGAGCCCTGGTTCATGGCGGACGCCATGCCGGTGTCGGGGATGGTCACCGGCTGGCCCTGGCCGACGGCCGGGGCCGAGGGCACGACCGGCTGCCCGAACGGCTGCGCCCCGTTGTAGGGGGCGGCACCGGCCGGGGCGGCCGCGTCCATCTGCCCGGCGAGCGGGCCGGGCTGGCCGGGGCCGTTGATCGGGGTGTCACCGGAGGGCGACGGCGAGGTCGAGGGGTTGGTGGTGTCCAGGTCCACGCCGGTCGCGGCCTGGACGTGCAGGTAGGTGCCGTCGGTCGGCAGGGCCTGCGCGGACGCCACCTTGTGGGTCAGCTCGCGGTGCTGGGCGATCCGGCGGGTCAGCGTCGGCTCCACCGAGGCGAGAGCCGCGTGCGCGGACAGCCACGCGCCGCGCGAGTGCGGGTTGTCGGTGAACCCGGCGTAGATACCGGCCTCGAGCTCCGGCGAGCCGGGGCGCACGACCGGGGTGCCCTCCTGCCAGCGGGCCGCGTACTTGTAGCCGCGCTGGAAGTCGGGGTGCTGCATCTCCTGCTTGGAGGCGACGCGGCGGGAGGCGAACGCCGGGTGCTTCAGCGACTGCCCGTTGTCGCCGCCCATCGAGTAGGGCACGTCCTGCGCCGTGGCGGCCGGGGCCGCGCTGGTGTAGGCCTGGGTGTAGTCGGGAGCGGCGTGGGAGTCACCGAAGGACGGCTGCGTGTCCGAGGTGGCCGCATCCGCCGCGCCGTTCCCGGCCTGCCCGACGTTCCTGGGCGGGGTGGAGCGCGGGGAGTTGGCGATGTTCGGTTCGATGATCTGGTTGGGCTGGGACCACTGGTCGGCCCGGCGGCGCATCGCGGCGTGCGACTGGTGGCCGGAGGAGACCTGGCCGCCCTGGTCGTAGTCGGCGTCGCCGGTCATGCCGTCGGCGGAGCCGTCGTCCATCGTCCACGGGAACGCCACGGTGGTCGGCAGCGGCGTCGTGGACGGCTCATTCTTGACGTTGACGGTCTGCTGGATCTGCTCCAGACCGGAGGCGGCCGTCTTGGGACGCTGGTTGACGTCACCGGCCTCCTGGGACATCTCCGTCTCCTCCTGCGCCGGTTCGGCCGACGGCGTCGCCGCCGGTCCGCCGGTCGCCGGGCCGCCGCTGGAGTGGCCACCGGCCAGCTCCGGCGAGGAGTTGCCCGCGCCGCCGCCCAGGGACGGCTCCGGGGCGGGGCCGGTCATGACACCGGTCTCGGAGTGACCGCCGGGCACCTCAGGGCTGGAGTTGCCGCCCTGCTGCGACATCTGGATCGCCGGGGCCGCGCTGGAGACCTCCGTGCCGGTGACACCCGCGTTCAGGTCGTTGACCGGCGGGGCGAAGTTGTCGAACACGTCCGGCGGCAGCGGCGTCGCCTTCTCGGTGACACCGTCGGGGGCGGTCGTCTGCTGGACCTGGTCCAGGCCGGAGGCGGCCTCGACGACGGTGGCCTGCGTGTGCAGGAACGTCGCGTAGCCGACGAAGATGTCCTCGGCCGTCCGCGACTGCGCGCCGAGACTGGCGGCGACCTGGCGGGCCTTGCCGAAGGCCTGCTCGTCGAACTCGGCCCGGTCGGCCTTGACGAAGTCGGGCACCGACTGGAACCAGAGAGCGGCCTGCGCGATCAGCTGCCCGTGGTCGAACGGGTCGTCCTCGACCTCGGAGCTGAGCCAGTCGGAGGCGGTGGTGCCCCTGGCGGTGCGGGAGATGGCCGGGGTCATCGCCTCGCGGATCGAAGTGTTGGCCAGGTCCAGCTCGCGGTCGATCGCGGCGGTGCGCTGGGCCTGGCGGTCGAACTCGTCGAGCTGGGCGACGAGCTTGATCTGCTCGTCGAACGACTTGGCGCTCGAGATCCGTGCAAGCAGCTCGGAGCGGTCAGGGCTGGGCATGCTGTTCTCCTCCTGCGCGCCCGCGCGGCGCATCCGGCGGCGTACGGAACGGTCTTCGCGAGAGGGGTTGCGGCGCGGGCCACGCGCATGCGGACGCATCGGCTCGCTCGCAGGCTCGTCATCGGCCCACGGCTCGTCGTCCGGCGTCGTGCGACGGGCGTCATACATGCGTCACCCCTCCTTCCGCCCTTTGAGGGGGCCGAAGGAGGGGTGAGACAGCAGAGAAGGAGAGAAGGGTCAGCGGCCCTTGGCGTTGGGCAGGTGCGGGCCGAGGTAGCCGATCTGGATCCGCCCGGTCTTGCCGGTGGTGTCGTCGTACAGGTGCATGCGCGGCGCCGGGTAGCGGCCGCTGCCGACCCGGATGTGGGCACCCATGAACGTCTCCCCGAGCTCCGGCACGAAGAACAGCCGGGTGCGGCGCACCTTCAGGTCGGCGCCGCCGCGCTCGAGGGTCGCCTCCGCCGGGCACCACCAGGTCTTGGGTATGACCTCCTTGGCGTGCTCCCAGTCCAGGTAGGCGGAGAAGTGCGGCAGGACCAGCGGTCCGATGTCCGCCTTGGCGTCGGCGTAGGCGTTCAGCGACTCCAGCGACTCCCACGCCCGGCGCAGCCACACCTTCTCCGTGACGTGCCCGCGCAGCTTCTCCACCTGCCCCGGGACGATGTCCAGGATCCGCACGTGCTCCAGCAGTTCCCCGGCGAGGGCGAACAGCTCCTCCCAGCTCTCGGGGCCGTCCTGCTGCTCTGGGATCTCCTCCTCGTACGTGTGGCCGGGCACCTGGGCCAGCTGGCGCCGCAGGTAGGCCACCTGCCGGGTCAGCCGCTCCACTTCGGCGTCGGCCGCGTCCTGCAGCGCCCACGCCGTCTCGGCCTGCTGCCGGTCCTCGCGGGCCTGCTCGACCAGCGGGCTGTCGACGGCCTTGCGCAGCTCCTCCCGGGCCTCCTTCAGGGCCTGCGCCCTCAGGTGGTTCGTGCGCCGCTCGTCGTCCAGGACGCCCCGCAGGTCGGCGAGCTGGCCGCGCAGCGCCTCGGCGGTGTCCAGGGCCTGCTGCTTCTCGGCCTGCAGCCGCTGG